ATTTGATTCATCATGAAAGACTACAGGAAAATTAGTATTTGCTGTACTGTCTGTTACAGTAGTTGTTGTCGCAAGTGTAGCTGTAGAAGAATTACCTGTCAACGGACCTGCAAAGGCATCTGCTGTAACAGTTCCGTCAAAATAAGCATCTTTAAATTCTAAAGAGGCTGTTCCTAAATCTATTTCGTTATCTGTTACAGGATATAATGCTGAAGATGTTAATGTCAGTCTTGCTGCATTATCTGCTTTAAAATCAATTTCATTTGCTGTTCCAAAATCAATAGCAGTTTGAGAGTCTTCTCCTAATATTAAATCTGTAGCATAAATCGAAGTTATGCCTGTCTGTGCTGCATCTACTGTAAAGGTTAAATCATAAGGATCACCATCAGAACCAGTTGAAGTATCTGTCCAGTTTGTAGTTACACCTGAACCAATAACCTTCATTTCTTTATCTTCAGTAATGGTTACTTCAGTTCCATCATCATCTTCAATAACAAAACCAGAACCCATTGTTTGCGCACCACCATCTACATAAGCTTTAACTGATTGCTGTGTTGGAATAAGTGTTGCACTATCTGACGACATATCATCTTCATCTACAAAGGCTGTTGCTGTTATAGCACCATCTGATAAACTTCCAAAGGTTACTGTGCCTGATGCTGTTACACCAGTGCTTGATAATAGTCCTGTAGAAGGATTATATATTAAATCTCCATCAGATTCTAAGCCTATATTACCACCATCAACATCTCCACCTGCTGTAAATATAATAGCGTTGTTTTCGTTTGTGCTTTCGTTGTCTGTTATTGTTACGGCTGTTGCAACGGCTGCTGTGCCACTATAACCTGATGAAGTAATTGTTCCTAACGAAACACCACCATCAGAGAATGTAACTGTACCACCATCTGCATCAATAGTAACTCCGCCACTTGAATCAAGTGTTACTGTTGTTCCTGCTAATTCAGCAGTTCCATCAGCAGTTATTTGAATATTAGCTGCTGCTGCTGCATCATCTGTAGTTACTATACTAAGTGTTCCGTCTGTTCCTGCTGTAAATACTGCTGTATCACTAGCTGATCCTGTCATTGTAATAACTTTGCCATCTATAGCAACATCATCTACTGTTAAAGCAGTTAGTGTACCTAAACTTGTTATATTGGTTTGTGCTGCTGTCGTAACAGTTGCTGCAGTTCCTGAAGTATTTCCTGTTACATCTCCTGTAATATCTCCTACGAATGCTGTGGATGTGATGCTTGTAGCTCCTGTGACTACTCCAGCATCTACGCTAATCGTTCCGTCTAATAAAATAGCTGAACCACTTTCAGGCTCAAGATTGATTGCTCCGCCTGAATCTAATGTTATTGTAGTACCAACTGCTTCAAAAGTTCCGTCAGCAGTAAGTGTCATATTTGCTGCTGCTGCTGCAGTATCAACAGTTGTTATAGCTAATGTTCCGTTTGTACCTACTGTTACTGTAGCAGTATCATCAGTAGAACCAGTCATTGTAACAACTTTTCCGTCTAAGGCAATGTCATCAACTGTTAAAGCTGTAAGAGTTCCAAGACTTGTTATACTTGATTGAGCTGCCTGTGTTACAGTTAATGCTGTTCCAGATGCGTTACCTGTTACATTTCCTGTTAAAGGACCAGCAAAAGCATCAGCAGTTACTGTGCCATCAAAGAATGCATCTTTAAATTCTAAAGAACTCGTACCTAAATCTATTTCATTATCAGTTACAGGAGATAATGCTCCGTCACCGATTGTTAATCTACCAGATCCGCCTGTAGCTATTGTAATAACATCTGAACCACTAAAGGTTATTGAAGTATCTGTATCTCCATCTCCTGCAATGCTATCTAATTGAACTGCGCCTACGTTGCTTAATGCAGCATCTCCGAAATCTAAAGCTCCAGCAACTGTAAGTGTGCCTGAAACGTCTACATTACCATTTATATCAATAGTTGTAGCGTTTATTTCAATTTCTGTGTCGGATACTAAATCCAATACACCATCAGCACTTTGATAAATATATGTTCCACTATCGCCAAACTGTAATTGATCTGTGCTTGAGATAAGTAATCCTGTATCAGCAACGTGAGTCAGTGACACATCTTGGTCATCTCCAAAGTTTATAACTGCTCCGTCAGCTAAAAAGAGATCACTAAATTCTAAAGCGCTTGTTCCTAATGCTGCTCCGTCTGAAGCATCTGGAACAAAGGCTGTGGTAGCTGTTATCGTTGTTCCTTGAACTGTACTAGATCCTGTAATAGCACCACCAATAGTAGCAGCACCACTTAAATCTAAAGCACCATTCATGTCTATAGTTGTAGCATTGATCTCAATCTCTGTGTCTGATACTAAGTCTAGAACACCATCGGCTGATTGATAAATATAAGTGCCTGAATCACCAAACTGAAGTTGGTCAGTGCTTGAAAGAAGAATACCTGTGTCGGCTACATGGGTTAGAGATACGTCTTGATCATCGCCAAAATTTATTACTGCACCATCAGCTAAGAATAAATCTGAGAACTCTAAAGCGCTTGTACCTAAAGCTGCACCATCAGATGCATCGGGTACAAAAGCCGTAGTAGCTGTTATTGTTGTTGCTTGAAACGTACCATTAGTTGTTAATCCAGTATCTGCTGAATGTGTTAATGTTATATCTTGATCATCTCCAAAATTTATGACTGCTCCGTCTGCAAGGAATAAATCACTAAATTCAAGTGCAGATGTGCCAAGCGCTGCACCATCAGATGCATCAGGCACGAAAGCTGTTGTAGCCGTTATTGTTGTTCCTTGAAGTGTGCTAGAGCCTGTTATAGCTCCTGTAGTTGTAATAGTATCTATATATGCATTTTTAAAATAAAGACTTGACGTTCCTAAATCTACATCACTATCCGTTACTGGAGATATAACACCATCAGATATTCTTATTTGCTCTACTGCTGTACTAGATACTTCTACAAATACTCCCCAACGATTATTTGTGCTATCTGCAACAATCTTGTTTAAGAAGTCTAAGTCTCCTATTGTGTGTATGCTTCCGCCTTCTGCTGCTGTTCCGTCATGTTGATGTCCAGTTGAAGCTGAACTTGTTGAGTATGCAAAAGCATTTACTAATTGGTTATATTCGTCATTAAACAAAGCCGCAGTAATGGTATCGCCATCACTAAAACTGCTCTGCCTTGTATAAGTTAAAGTCATTTATTTATCTCCTACCTGATGGTTCATAATCTATGTATAATCCGTTAATTCTATATGGTCCGTTTGTATCATCACTATATATTCTAAATTTTGCTGTGTTTCCACTTCCTTGTATTGCTTGTCTTACCATTGGAGAATCACCAGCACCAAAAATAGCAGTATTAAAAACTCCTTTTCCAAATATTGCAGGGCTTGGAATCGAACTTAATGTATAATCTCCTGGTTGTGGTATGTTTGTATCTTCATAATCATAACGAACTCTCAACGAAGGCTGTACTGTTCCTTCTGGACTTACTGATATTTTTACATATTTTAAAGTTTTTAATGTTCCTAAATCTCCAAAATCTATATCTGGACATTCATATTCTGCATCAACAGAAGTTTCTACTCCTGCTGGATTAAAACTATTTCCTGTATCGTGATTATATACGTATCCTGCATAATCTCCATGATATATTTTTTCTATATTATCTTTATCAAATCCTGATGTGAAGCCTTGACTTGCTTGTATTCCTAGTAATTCTGCCCATTCAAACCTACTTCCGCCTTCTGGATTTATTCTTAATGTTCCTACTACTCCTTGAGATGTTTTTGTAGATAATGAAGATGAACCATAAAATAATCTATATTGTGATTTCTTTCTGATAACTGCACTACTAATATTATATGAATCTATATTGACAGCAATATCTGTAAAAATAGGAACTACTTTTCTGCTTAAAGAACCAAGTTCTACGTCACCAATTCTTGCCGTTCCTGCAACAGTACGAATACCATCAGGTGCTAAAAATAATAATTGTCCACCTACTTCTTGAATACTTGCTCCGTCTAAGCAACCAATATTTTTAGTAATTGGTTCTATTGCAATACTTGCTGAAACATTTATATTTGTTAGTTTATAAATACTGTTTCTACAAAATATTATTAAGTCATCTCGGAAACTTCTTAAACCCACTACTTGATCATCTAATAATATACTTCCAGAACCACTTGATGTAAAGTCATCTATATCACTTGTTCCACTATAATAAATAGTATTTTCTGACGTTCCTGCTCCTCCAACAACTAAATGCTTATCATGGATAACACAGTATTTAGGATATTCTGTGCTGCTTACTGTTATTTCTTTTGCAAAAAATGTTCTGTTGCTTAACGAAGAATCTGTGCCTGTCATCTTAAAGTAGAATGGTTTAACTCCTGTGCCTCTGTCGGTTATGATTAATTCACCATAATCTGTATCTCCTTCATAGATTGCAAAAGTTGCTTGACCTTGTGAGGTTCTAGCTGCAGCACTACGACCTGTAAAGGTGCTGTAATTATCTCCACCAGCATCAACACTAGCCATGTTTATCTGTAACCAACTATTTCCGTCTTGACTAAAATATATGTTTGTTCCTGAACAAGCAACTACTCCGTCTGCATATACACAAAGTCCTAATATAGGATTTGTACTGTTTGGTCTTGTTCCATCTCCTAACTGGCTATAACCATTAATACGTCTATATCCACCTGTTGTAGAAACTTCAAAATTCTGCAAACGAATAGCTTCACCTGGAGTACGAAGTAACTCTAACTGGCTTGAAACTTTATTCAAACCTCCTTGACAAGCTAGTGCAAATGGTTGTGATTGTGCCATATTATTATTATTAAATTACTGTCATGTATTTAGGTATAGGATTTAAGAGATTTGATCTCATTTGTTTTAATCCTTTCTTATAATCATCTAATGCAAAAGCTGATGCTTGTGGATTATCTTTAAATTGCCACATATAATATCTAGCTCTTGCCAATAAAACTGGTGTATACATATCTGGAAATACAATTGCATCTCCATGTGCGCTCAAAGCTGTAGGTAGATCCCAAGCAAAGAACCACACTTTATATACTTTTTTTGGAATTGGGCTAAGTCCGAAGTTTCTTCCGTCTGGACTTCTTATTACTACACTTGGTTCTCCCCAATTCTGTGCATCAGCATCATCTATATTTTCTGCTTCTCTTCTATAATTTTTCCAATCTGCAAGAGTTACATATTTTAAATTTTTA